TATATGATTGCTAGAATCAATGCGGGGGCGTTTAGATGAATATTAGAGGTGTTTTAGTTTTACTGGCAGTATTGAATGTGGGTGTAGCGGGTAGTTATTTCATTAACTACAGCGGAGTACCTATTTATATTTCTTACCCGTTAACTATAGTTAGTGCGCTAGCTATCGGCGTTGCAACTGGTAGGTATCTAGAATGACTCATACCGAAAAAGTAATAATTGGCTCGCTTATAATTGGCTGTGCTTTGTACTGGGGTATTGAGTGGTGTGTATCATGAGTAAAATTGAGATTACAAAAGAGCAGGCCATCCTAATGCTTAATATAATTAACTACTTCGAAGGCCAGCAAGATTGCTTGGATAAAAATGAAGAGGTATTAAAACGCTACTTAGAAAATGAAATACAGCCAAAACCTACTCTGTCACAAGCTATTGGGATTGATTGGGTCGTAGGTTGCATATTCAAAACCACTGGCTACTTCTCTGATGGTGACGGTGGCGCGGGTGAGTATATTGTTCAATTAGCTGGAACCAGCGTTATTGATGGGACTTCTGTTGTTGAATTGGACAACGGATGTCAAGCTTGCTTAATGTATGACCATACCAAGGATTAATATGAAAACATATAAATCAAGCGATAAAATAGGTCTGGCGGTATTTGTAACAAGCTTTATATGCCTAGTGGCTATAACAGTATTAATGGGGATTAAGGTATTTTATGAAAACATATAAATCAAGCGACTTAACAAACGCAAAACGAGCAGAAGCATTTGAAGAGGCTGAAAGCAACGGAATTATAATTGAGCAACGTAAAACGAACGGCAAAGTTATTAATAAACTTGTGCTGATTAACTATGCAGAATACGAGGCAATGAAGAGTAAATCTAAATAAATTACCACCAAAACAAACAAGCCTCTTAACCGAGGTTTTTTTATGCCTATAGCTTTTAAGTCAAGTAATTTGTTTATATAAAGGAAATACTTTACAATGCCGTTACCAGCCTTAGATTTGCTGAATTAAATCTAGTTATCGTTACACTACGAGGATTAAAAAGTGGAAAATTTATCTCTGAATGCGTTGAAAGCACAAAACGACGAGAAAGCAGCAGCAGTTGAAAAGCCAGTTATTGAGAATACTCAGGATGAGTTAGTTGATAATGAGCCCGAAATTGAAACTGTAATTGAATCGGCTGAATCAGAAGAAACTACTACCGAGGACGGAGTAGATAAAACTGAAGAAGTAGAAAGCTGGATGCAAACCGAATCAACAGAGAATTCGGATGATCAAAAGAGTGGTTTCGTACCTAATGCCGAAGCGGCCCGTAAGCGCAAACAAAATAAAGCGTTACGAGGAACAGTTGCAAAGCAGGATAGTGAGCTCGAAACACTGCGCGAAGAGTTGAATGCTTTAAAGTCAGGCAATGCACCTCAAGTGGAACCAGCACAATCAAGCCCAGCACCTAGACCGACTAGAGAAGCGTTTGATTATGATGATGATGCTTATGATGTAGCTGTGGATGCTTGGAATGATGCTCGCTTTGATAAAAAGATGCAGGCATTTAGTCAGACCAATGTGAAGCAACAGCAAGCCGAACAAGTACAGCAAGATGCAAGCAACGCGAAAGACAAAAGCTTGAATGATCATTATGAGCGAGCACATGCTTTAGTAGATAGCGGTAAAGTATCAGCTGAGAGTTATCAAACAGCAGATAGCGCGGTACGCATGGCCATGGAATCAGTATTTCCTAATGGCGGCGATCAAATCACTAATACATTAATCTCGACACTTAACACTTTGGGCGCAGGATCTGAAAAGGTTATTTATCAATTAGGTGTTAATCCACAGAAACTTGATGAGCTTAAAAGCTTATTACGTTCTGATCCTAACGGCCTTAAAGCAGCGGCTTATCTAGGTAAGTTGCAAACAGAAGTGCAAAGCCCAAGAAAACGTAGAAGTCAGGCACCAAAGCCAGGCTCTAAAGTTGAGGGAAGTTCAAACGGTAAGTCTAGTGATGCAGTAGCGGCCAAAGCTTATGCTAAATCAACAGACCCAGGAACGAGAATACGCCTGAAACGAAAAGCTAAGGCAGCCGGTGTCGATACAAGTAACTGGTAATAACTAAATTTAATTTAACTTAATAGGTAAACAAAATGGCTTTAACTACAGGTAAAATCGCAGAAGTATTATTTGAGTCTGCATTAGAAGAATACGAGCACCAAATGTCTTTAATGTCCCGCGTTGAGGTTTTCAAGCCTGAAGCTGGCACATTACAAAACGCTGACAATGCTATCTGGCGTCCAGTTCAGCAACATGCCCCAGTAATTGACGGCTTTGATTTAACTGGTTTAGAGACTGGCATCATTGAGGAAACTTATCCAGCCGTTCTTGGTACTCCAACGAATGACTTCGTTGAGCAACGTATTGATCAAATGCGTGATGAAACTTTTTGGCGTCGTCGTGGTAAACAGTCTGGTAAACGTCAAGCAACTGAATTAAACAAGCGTATTGCGCAGCTAGTTGTTAATACTGGTTCATTGTTTTTCCGTTCAAACACTGCCTCTGGTTACGATTTTGTTGCAGAAGCACAAGCAATGATGAATGAGCGCCAAGTTACTTCTGATGAACGTTGCTTCTTATTGAATGACCGTTCAAGTAAAAAGTTTGGTTCTGATTTAGCTGGTCGTCAAACATTACAAGGTCGTCCTGAGGATGTATGGGCTAAAGGTCAGATTGCTCAAAACATTGCTGAGTTTGACGTTTATACTGGTTCTTTCTTGCCAACTATTGCAGGCGGTGCGGCTTCTACAACTACTACCGCAGCATTAAGCTTTAAGCCTGAGGCCGGTACTGTTGATTTGGTATCGAATACAGTAACTAACATTGATTATCGTCAAGCGACTATCCCTGTTACTTCTTCAGCTTCTTTCGCTGTTGGTGATAAAGTTTCTCTAGGTGTTCTTAAAGCAGTCGGTTTAGCTGATAAGACTTTAACCGATGAAACTATGACGTTCTCAATTGTTGCCATTCCTGATGGAACTAGTATTACGGTTTTCCCTAAACCTATTGCTCTTGATGATGGTGCTTTGTCTACATTAGAAAAAGCTTATGCCAACGTTGATACTATTATCACCAACGGTGCAACTGTTACCCGCTTGAACACCGACTCAACAGCTCGAACTAACATCTTCTGGGCTAAAGACTCGATTGAAGTTGTAGGTGGTGAAGTACCTATGGACCTAATGGCACAATTTGACGGTAAAAAGGTTATCTCTGAAACTATGAGTAACGGTCAGACAATGTACATGGTTTATGATGGTGATATCGCGACATTGAACCTTCGCTTCCGTATCTTCACTTGGTATGGCTTAACGAACAAAAACCCAATGGCAAACGGTGTAGCGGTTAGTTTCTAATCAATACACAAATTTGATACACTAGGGGCTCTAATCAGCCCCTTTTTTTTGGATAAAATATTATGAGTGCAATTTTATATAGTTTAGTAAATGGCGAAGTAGAAGAATGTCGAGTTCAACCTGTACGTGTTGCTCACATGCTTTTAAATGGTTACGCATCAGACCCTAAAGATTTAATTGAAGATGCTGAGATTGTCGAGGAAAAGCCAGTTAAGAAAGACAAAAAGAAGGTTAAATAACCATGGCTAAAACAAAAGTAGAGCTCGTTAATCGGGCTTACAAACAGCTTAGGATTTCGGGCTTGACTACTCAGCCCCAACCTGAAGAAATACAAGATGCTTTAGAAACCCTTGAAGATATGATGCAGGAGTTTAAATCGCGTAATATTTGTTCGTCTTATGTATTTGAAGATGATGTTGATCCGAACACTGATTCTGAAATTGCCAGCGAATTCAATAATGCTACTCAGAAATGCCTAGCACTTAGGTTAGCGCCGTACTTTGGCAAAGAGGTATCTATGTCTTTACAAAAACAGGCTAATCAAGGGTTATCTAATTGGTCAGCACGTAGTGGCAAGACTAACATGATTAACCCGTCGAATAGGCAGCCTAGAGGCTCTGGTAATACATTCAGATTCACCAATTATGTTAGGTTCTATCGCTTTGAGAATGATGCACCTATTTCGTGCGATACTTTCACATTAAAGGTTGATGCTACTGACTTCTTC